AGAGTCGTAGAAGCTTCTTTGGTAATGGACAAAGTATGGGAGCGCTTTGGTCAGAAGAAAGATTATAGCATTGAAGAATTAGTATTCTCTGCCATTAATCACGACCTAGGTAAATTGGGCACTAATGAAGAGCCTTTCTACATTCCTAACGATTCTCAATGGCACGTAGAAAAATTAGGAGCTCATTTCAAGTATAACCCCAATATTACTCACATGAGAATTGCCGATAGAAGTTTGTTCTATTTACAACAGGCGAATATCTCTGTTAGCGAAAACGAATTCTTGGCCATCAAATTACACGACGGATTGTACGAAGAATCCAACAAATCTTATTATATAACCTACAGCCCTGAGTCTGAGATCAAAAGCAATTTACCTTACATATTGCACCAAGCGGATCTAATGGCATCAAGGGTAGAAACACAAATTTAATCATGATCATCGGAATTATTTCAATCATTTTATGGATTGGTGGCGTAATAGGATACGTCATTTGGAATCTTTTACAGAAAAATAGAAAGCTAGAAGAGATTGTAATTACGCAGTCTTCTTTTGTCAATGATACCGTAGTAATGTTGGACGAGTTCAACGCGTTGGTAAATAAAATAGACATGACAATGTGGGTACAATCCGACCCCGAATTGTTACAGCTTTTTGAAACAATCAAACAAGTCCAAAAAAGAGTTCAAGAATTCACTGGCAGAAAATAAATTATGACAGAAGAAAAAGAGGTAGAATTCTTAGGACTAACCAAGAAAGGCGCTCCAAGAAAAAGAAAACCAAAGACTAAAAACAATTACTTTACTTCGGAAGCAGAAGAGGCCATCTTGAGATATAGATTGTCGGAAAGTCAGGCGGAAAAAAACAGGATATACAATAATGAAATCCACAATGCCTTTTATAAATTGGCAGAGAACATTATCCATACATTCAAGTTCTATCACACCGAAGTGGACAATATTGAAGATCTTAAGTACGAGGTTATCTCTTTCTTGTTGCAAAAGCTTCATCTGTACGATCAGTCCAAGGGTAAAGCGTACTCGTATTTTGGTACCATAGCAAAGAGATACTTGATTATCTATAACGTAAAGAACTACAAGAGAATGGTGTCCAAGATCGAAGTTGAAGAAATAGACAACCAAGACGGTACCCACGAAAGTTTAGTATTGGATCCAGAAAGAGAGACAATAGACAGACTTAGCGTAATTGAAAAGTTTATCAAGTACGTGGACGATAATCTAATGGATCTTTTCGAAAAGGAAGAGGAAATCAAGGCCGCAGATGCCATCTTGGAGATCTTCAAAAAGAGAGAAAACATAGACGTATTCAATAAAAAGGCCCTATTTATTTACGTAAAAGAGATCGCTAACGTCCAGTCCAATACCATAACAAAAGTGGTAAAGAAGCTAAAAACTATCTATTTGACTATATTACAGGATCAAATAGAAAATCACGATCAAGATATTTATATCTAAACAAAATCATGGAATTAGAAAAGGAAGTATTTCCGGGTAAGAAAATATCTGACCTTGTTCAAGAGGTTTATAATAGACAAAACAATCAAGATGCGGCTATAAAAAGCAAAATAGAGGAAATAGCCGACATGATAGAAGGTCCTGGTGACGCTATAGTTTTGATGCCGCAAATCAAGGGTCTTATAGATTCTAGCCTAAAGAACGACGAAGTTTTGGTAAAATTATTGGGCTTATTCCAAAAGGCAGCTCAAGCCACAGCAAAAGAGGGAGAAACTATGGATGGCTTGCTTTCTGAGAAAGACATCGAGCAATTAATGAAGGAAGTTACAACCATAACTACGAGTACAAAACAATTAACCGATAAGTAATGGCATGGAATAATCCACAGAGCGTTAAAGGCAATGATGGTGCACCCGAAATAATTATCGGTAGAGTAAAAGATATTGTATTGGGTCCATTCAAAAGTGGAACTCCTAATATAAAAGACGAGAATTTTAAGACTTACGACGATATAGGAAAGGTATCCTTTGAGTTCCTGTACAGTCCAAACAATATATCTATGGGATCTGTTTCTAAGGAAGCTTATCCCATATTTAGCGTAATTAAGCAGTTACCTGTGATTGGAGAAATCGTCTTCATAACTAGAGGACCTTTCCATGGACTTAACGATAACTTCAACAGTCAAAGGATGTTCTACTTTCCTCCGTTTCAAGTGTGGAACTCTGTGAATCACAACGCCTTTCCTAATATGGAAGAATGGGCAAAATTTACTTCTCAGTACAAAAAGAAGCCAAGTTATCCAGGACAATCGCAAACAGATAACGTAGAACTTCCAAAGGGTTATTCGTTTGCAGAAAAGGACATTAAGTCTTTGACTCCATTCGAAGGCGATACTATAATAGAATCAAGGTTTGGTCAGTCCATAAGATTTGGGTCTACTACTCCATCAATGAGGCAGTTTAATCACTGGTCTACTGCAGGAAACAACGGAGATCCTATCATGATCATAAGAAACGGTCAAGGTCAGGTTTCTAATATGGTAGACAAATTTGCAACTACAGTAGAGGACATTAACACAGACCCTTCGTCTATATATTTAACTGCAGGCCAAAAGATAGTATTAAACTCTATCTCGGAATATCCTTTGGACTCCTTCAATAACGTTAACGTACAAGTAGAGGAGCAAAATGTTATCGCGTCCTATTATCAACCTCCAATCTCTAACGATTCCCAAGACGCTGCTAGTCAGGATTCTTTGGTTTTAAATAGCTTACAATAATGTACACGCCGCAGTTTCCATATATAGGCAATCAAGCCATCATAACTTCCGATAGGGTTACTCTATTGGCAGACAAAGACTCTGTGTTCGTATTTGGAAGACAGGCAGTCAGTTTGTCTAGTATCAATACAGTTAACATAGACGCAAAGACGAGAGTGACCATAAGCTCCCCAATCATAAGTCTGGGTCAAAAAGATGCGGATACAAAGGGAGAACCAGTATTGTTGGGAGATACTTTGGTCAACGAACTGTTGCTATTAATAGACAGTTTGACCACATTTTTCGATCAAGCAAAAGACGTACAGTACTCTGTCCCTTCTACTTTGAGAACCAACATAAGCGCACCGGCGAATGCTTTGGCCCTTAAATTACCTCAAATAAGAAACGCTATTCAGAATTCTACTAGATCTCAAGTTGTGTTTTTACAAAAAAATAACTTAGGATAATGTCAATAAAAACTATATTTGAAGGGGCAATCAAAACGTCAAACGAGAAGATGGACGAGTTCAAAAAGAATATCGATCAGGTATTCAACGGAACTCAAGTGTTGTCCCCTGGAGAATATAAGACTGCTGGGGTTAGGGACAGAATAGCAGACATAGGAATATTGGGAGTCTTGGGCACAGTGTCTTCTTTGGATCTGTGTTCCTTGTTGTCTTATCAAGTTAACCTATTGAGAAACATCCAAGGGTATAAATTCGATCCAAACTTACCCCCTATTAGTACCAGTCCTCAGATAGTAAAAAAGGCCTACGCTCTCCAATACCAGTCTTACGTTATACAATCTACAATAGACGAGTTTATAAAGTCAGAAAATAGGGACATTCCCGTTAAAGACTTACAAGATCCTCAGGGAATTATAGTAGATCTTATAAACCAACTAAACTATCTTTTCAATACAAAATACCAAGGTTCTATAGCGGACAAAGAACTATTGGGAGCTTTTCCTATACTATTAATAAGCAATCTGTACTTGAACCAGGCCAGATCTTTTTTCTCCAAATTGGACCTACCCAATTTAAAGCAAAAGGACGTTCAAAAGATTATGTTTTTTATTAATAATACCAGAACTCACTGCATAAAGATTCAGTCCATAAACATATACTCCAGTTATAATTACGCTACTGGACCGGCTTTACAAGCAATAGATAACGCTGCAAATTCTATATTACAGAAACAATTGGCGCAGTTAAACTCTATCATAGGTAAGGACTTGTCTAAGTTGGTACCCATGTTGCAAACTATAAGAATCCAAGTATCGGCCATAACAAAATTCTGTCAAACTGTATTGTCTACCATTAGAGCCGCTCAATCCTACGTTAACATCGCAGTAACGTTGGTAAAAACACTTACTATAGTTACCGAATTTTTAAAGAGCTTGCCAATCCCCAACGAATTCACTGTTGTGGGTATCAACGTTAGATTTGGAGACGCTCTAAAAAAGATAAACGATTTCATAGACACCATAGTACAGGATCTTAATTCTATATCTGGCCTGTTGAAGTTATTGAGCTCTATAGTAGCG